ACCTTTTCACCATTCTATATGGGTAATCACACAGAACCCAGAACGTGGAATGATGATATAAGCAGTCTTAGGCAAGAGAGTTACACTAAAGGAGAAAACTGGGGACTGCAATTAAACTTTATGGTCCCGTTAGACAGAGCCTCCTTAAATCAATGTAAAGCTATAGCTAAAAGACAAGAAGAAAAAATGAGACTAGACTATGAGCTAGTCCGTGCATTAAAATGTGCAGAGTTACAACAAAAAGGATTCACCTTTCACCCTCAATCAAAAATGAGAGTATTGTGTCAAGACATTGTTCCTATATCTGCACTTTTACCACCTAAACCTAAAAAAAGATTCGGATTATTTTAAATGAGTTCATTAACACTACAATGGGAAAGAGAAGCTAAAGCCCGTGCTGCAGCTGCAAAGAAAAAAGCTAAGAAACAAGAGGAGAAGAAATAATGTTAGCACTATTAAAACCACTTGTATTATCTGCACTTAAGTCACCTAAATTTAAGAACTTTGTTGTTGAATTATTAGAAAAGCTCGTAGAGCAGAGTGATAATCAGCTAGATGATAAAGCATTAGCTATAGTCAAAAAAGGATTAGATATAGAATAATGGCTACAGTCAAACCCAAAAAACCTAAGAGAACAAAATTAAGAAAAGTTAATTCAGTTAATGCTAATGCCGGACCAAGTTGCCCAGTAAAAACTTACACTGATGGAAGCAAACGTTTTATGACTCTTTATGAAGGGGGTTGTAGAATCGGAGCTGTTCGATATAAAAAAGCCTAAACATACTATGACCGACACAAGAGTAATACCTAAGAAAGCCGACGAGGAAAGCTTTAATGAGCTCCACTACCTTGTTACAGAAGAGTTCTTACGTAAAATAAAAAGTGGTGAAGCAAAAACTCAAGATTTAAAAGCAGCGTGTGATTGGTTAAAAACCAACGATATCACAGGTGTTGCTCTTGACGGAAGTCCACTTGATAAACTTGCTTCAATTATACCAAAGGTAGATCCAAATTTAGTCAGGAGCAGACTTTATGGCAAGACCCGGGCCTAAACTTAGTAAAAATCCTGGTAAGACAGCAAAGTTTTACCGGAGTAATCCAGAATCACGAGCAAAACATATACGTGATAATACTAAAATCAACGATACCGAAGCTAAACGTAAGTATAGACGTGAGTTGATGAAGATACGTAGCAAACGCAACCCCAGTCCACAAACTGATATGTCACATAAGAATGGCAGAATTGTATCGGAAGATCGCAAGACAAACCGTGGAAGAGGCGGAGCTAAACGACGTTAATCTATGACACCATTACTACCAAAACCTGATTACTATTTATACAATTTAATAACAATGACAAGTTCAGAATCGAGACGGCTCTGGAGAAGAGCTATTAAAGAGCACTTTAATTGTCAATGTGTTTATTGCGGACAATCTTATGAATTACACAACCTTACAATCGACCATGTACACCCTAAATGCAAAGGGGGTGAAGACATTACAACGAATGTTGTATCCTCATGTGAACGATGTAATCAGGATAAAGGTAGCGACCACTGGCTCGAGTGGATGAGAGAACGGTTTGGAATGACAGATCGAGAGCATGTAATCCTATCACATATTAATTGATGGAAGAAGAAAAAGAAAAACCAAAATCACTGTTAATAAGAGGAGGTAAATATGAAAAAACTTCTGAGTGAGGAAGAACAGAAAGAACTTTACCCTCATAGCCATACTCTCAAACAAGGTCCTTCTAATAATGAACCAGAGTGGAAAAAAACCTATGATCATTTCAAAAAAACAGGAGGATTGGGTAAGACTCCTCATGATCCAATTGTTGGTTCACTGGCAATAGGAGGTCGAGGGGCATTAAAAAATCTAACTAAAAGTCTACTGATAGGCGGAGCTAAAGGGGGAGTTAGGTTAATTAAGGAACACCCTTTAAAGGTTCTCGAAGTAGGCTTAACCGGACTTGGAGCCGGTGAGTATATAGATAACCCACAGGACGTAGCACTTGAAACTGTAGGGATGAGGACTGATTCTACTCGTGTATTTAACCCTGCTGCTAGGTTAGGAATAAAAAAACTAGCTAGCATAATCGAAGATGCATTCTCTAACTTTAATAGTCCATTTAACAGGAAACTTGCAGTAGCTGGAGAAGGTGTGGGAGGTGCTCAACCCCTTCAATCTACGTCAAATACTCCATTAGGAGGTGGGGGTGGTGGCACCCCTGCTAAAGGCAGTACTCAACTTACTTTAGAGGGTATAGACTTTGCTTATAATTATCCTATTCGTAATAAATTTCCTTGGGAAAGTAATGCTCGAAAAGCAGTTCCTCCTAAAATAGGTTATCAAGTAGAATATGTAAAAGATCCTTTTCTTGGACATAACGCACGTAGAACAGGTCAAAAATTAGATATTAATCTAGCTGATTTTAATTGGTCCGATCCAAATTCTTATAGACAATTTGAATTAGTTCTGCAAGATATTATTCAGGCTGATGATATACTTGCAAATCAGATTACTCGATTAAGATTTAAAGGTAGTCAGCAGGTTACCCAGATAACTAAACGAAAAGGGGTATCTCAAATGTATTATGATTATCTTAATGCATATTTTAATAGATGGATTGCTACTGGTATAGAAACAGATTTTAGTAAAGCAGCTAAATTAAGACTGCCTAACGGAAAAGCTATACAAGGAAGCCAACCCTTAGCTAGAGATTTAAGAAGATTTTATATGAATCCTAAAGTATTTGGTTCTAAAGCATTTGTTCCTGGATCTAAAGAGTACAAACAAGGCATCGCTAAAGTTTTAAATTCCTGGCAATTAGATAATAAGCGCATCCCTACAAAATGGGAGGCTCATCACTTAAATGTAATTGATGAATCTTGGCCTTTATTCATTGGATTGAAACCAGATGAAGTTGCAAAACTTAGAAAACGATTAGAACAAGCTGGTGTATTTTCTGGTGATGATCCTAAGAATCTTCAGTATTTACCAAAAGAAATACATGAGAAGGTACACGGAATATTTTGGAAAACATACAGACCACCGTGGGCAGGTAAAGGTGGATCAGGTCACTCTTCTAGACAGTTAATGACAAAAGAACCTGGATTTAATACAGCTGCCGCTAGAGAAGAAAGAATTAAGGAGTATATTTCAGCATATAAAAAAGTTGATCAAGAGTTAAATTTTTATATACACCAATTTTTATTAAATAATAAAGGTGTTGATATGAACAACCCAGACGCTATTGTAGATTTTCTTGACAATATTGATCCTCCTCCTGGTTTTTAATTAATGATTGATACACAAGCAATGGGCATACCATTAACTCCAGAACAAAGAGCTGTAAAAAAAGAATATAAGGAGCCACTTGAGGCATTAACAGTGTCTCCTCGTAGGCTGCATACTCCTGAAGAGGTTAAAGAGTTAAAGATACTTATACATGAAGTACTAGACGAACGAGAAGGAAAGACAGGCGTCTCATACTTTGATGCTGAACAGTTTGCCCATAGGGTTGACGAACCAGAACCTCCCTACAAACAATGGACAAGACTTTGATATGGATAATATCGTAACCGCCCTAAAAGAAGACTTTAAGCTGTTCCTGCAAGCATTGTGGGATCAGCTTGATTTACCAAACCCTACACGAGCACAATATGCAATTGCTGATTACCTGCAGAACGGTCCCAAGAGGCTTCAGATTCAAGCCTTCCGAGGTGTCGGTAAGTCTTGGATTACTGGTGCTTTTGTGTTATGGACGTTATTTAATGATCCAGAAAGAAAGATAATGATAATCTCTGCCTCTAAGGAGAGGGCAGATAACATGTCGATCTTCTTACAAAAACTTATCATAGAAACACCATGGCTAAGCTATCTACAACCCAAATCGGACGATTCTCGTTGGAGTCGCATCAGCTTCGACGTAAACTGTTCACCTCACCAAGCACCAAGCGTAAAGTCGGTAGGAATCACTGGTCAGCTAACCGGAAGTCGAGCAGATCTCATGATTTTAGACGATATCGAGGTTCCGGGAAATTCTATGACGGAGTTAATGCGTGAGAAGTTACTTCAACTCTGTACAGAAGCTGAGTCCATCCTTACGCCGAAAGACGATAGCCGTATTATGTATCTCGGGACTCCTCAGACTACTTTTACTGTTTATCGTAAGTTGGCAGAGCGTTCGTATCGTCCCTTTGTTTGGCCAGCCAGATACCCAAAATCCCTCAGCAATTACGAAGGACTCCTAGCTCCACAGCTACAAGAAGATATTGATATGGGTGCTGAATCAGGTGAATGTACTGATCCTGATAGATTTGATAATGCAGATTTAATAGATCGTGAAGCATCTATGGGTAGATCTAACTTTATGCTACAGTTTATGTTAGATACCTCCTTAAGTGATTCTGAAAAGTTTCCACTTAAGATGGCTGATCTAATTGTAACTAGCGTTAATCCTACTGAAGCACCTGATGCTTTGGTTTGGTGTTCAGATCCTATTAACGTAATTAAAGATTTACCTACAGTTGGGTTACCGGGAGACTATTTTTATAAGCCAATGCAACTCCAAGGTGAATGGGGTGAATATACAGAGACTATATGCAGTGTAGATCCCTCTGGAAGGGGTTCAGATGAGACTGCAGCAGCTTATATATCCCAAAAGAATGGTTTCCTATACCTACATGAAATGAGAGCCTATAGAGACGGATATACAGATGCTACATTATTAGACATATTACGTGGTTGTAAAAAATATAATGTATCTACTTTGGTAATTGAGACAAACTTTGGAGATGGTATAGTTAGTGAACTTTTTAAAAAACACCTTCAACAAACAAAGCAGAACATTTTTATTGATGAAGTTCGAGCGAATGTTCGGAAAGAAGACCGAATCATTGATAGTCTTGAGCCTGTTCTTAACCAACATCGCCTTGTTATTAATAGGAGTGTCATTGATTGGGACTACAATTCAAACAAAGATGCTCCTCCAGAAGAACGACTACTCTACATGCTCTTCTATCAAATGAGTAGAATGTGTAGAGAAAAAGGTGCAGTTAAACATGATGACAGATTAGACTGTTTAGCTCAAGGTGTAAAATATTATACAGATGCACTAGCTATCTCTGCATATGAACAAGTTAAACTTCGTGAACGAGAAGAATTTCAAGACATCCTAGATACTTGGAAAGATGATCCTATGTCTGCAGCTAATCATATGGTTTTAGGTATGAATTTACAACAACGAAGACAAGCTAGAGGTATAAACTCTGGAAAGGGTACTCCTACTTGGGTTTGATTGAGTTCCACCTTATACAGGGGGAGGGAAGGGTGGACCCGACCCCTATGAGGAAGCTGTCGTCTTCACAGACAACACTTCCTCTTTATACTTATTTCCTCTTAATGGACATATTTATAACACCTTATAACACCTACTTTAACTACCTTAATAATGACCACTCCCCACCAACCTAAACAAATTAAGTCTCAATGGTACTACATCTTTTGGTCTTTAGCTACTTTAGCGGTAGTATTAGGACAAATTTATGTAGCTACAAGTTATAGAGCTTTAGCTAACGCTTTAACACTTACTTTGACTTAAATGAAAATATTTTTAGATACTGCCGATGTTAATGAAGTTAAAAAAAGAGTTGACACAGGATTAATTAGTGGAATTACTACTAATCCTACATTAATATTGAAAAGTGGACGTAAACCTAAAGAGGTTTATCGTGAATTAGATGAATTAGATTATATTACCGATGTTAGCATGGAAGTAGTAGCAGATACTGCTTTACATATGTATAATATTGGTATGGAGTTAGCTGATATCTTTGAAACAGCTACAATTAAGTTACCTTGTACTGAACAAGGTCTTAAAGCTTGTAATATGTTGAATGATCAAAAGATACGTACGAATGTAACCTTAGTATTTAGTACATCTCAAGCAGTTCTTGCTAGTTTAGCAGGTGCTAGGTATATATCTCCCTTTGTTGGTAGGTTAAATGATAATTCAATAGATGGATTGAAATTAATTAGTGATATAGTTGCTTTACATATGCCTTGTACACAGATATTAGCAGCTTCTATACGTGATGTAACCTCAGTTGGACTAGCATTTCAATCTGGTGCTGATGTATGTACTATACCTCCGGTTGTATTTGATAAAATGTATAAACATGTACTAACAGACCAAGGTTTAGCTCAATTTAACAAAGATTATGCAAACACCAAAACTTAAATTACAAGCATTTAGAGATATTCATAAAAACTTTAAAAATCCTCCATGGTTAAGTTTCTTAGTTTTAGGATTCTTAATTGGATTAGAAGAACACTACATTAATTGGAAAACCAAGCTTACTGTAGATGAGGCTATAAAGGATTACAAGGAAGCAACAGAGATTGAAGAAATGACACCTCATGTAATTGAACATAAAGATGGAAGTATGTCTATAAAAAATAACATAAATTTCTGAAGTGTTTGCGGTATCATTTGATACACGAAAAACCCCCATTGGGGTATATAAAAATGTATAATATGTACCTTGACATTAATTTCCGCTCGCTTCGCTCGCTTGGTACATATGATACAAAATAATGTAGTAATTAATTGTGTGCCAGAAATAATGCTGTCCTCCTTGACAAACGAGTTGGGGGGGGGGAGGAGGAGATCGATCGTATACGGATGGAAATGATTATCGTTTTCATTTACCAACGAACTCGCAGGCTTGGTACATTTTATACATAAGAATGGGGATGGTTATCGTTTTCATTTACCGCTCGCTTCGCTCGCTTGCATGGCAATGGTTATCATTTTCATTTGGGGGAGCGAGCAGCGAAGCTGCGAGCGGGTCTCACCTATGAGACTGATGAGATTGTCCGCTCATCTGTTGCGATTTCAAATGTTACCGAATGTTAAGCGAAGCATAGACAACCTAATAAGCAGCATGATATAATTAATATGTAAACAAATGAGGTCAACTTTATGAGCACACTACACCATGAATCAATCATAGAGAATATCTATGAAGAATTAATGACCGAGCTTGGAGCACAAGCAGATGACTGGACAATTGAATCAATCGAATCAGAGGTTAACAGAAGGTTCGAGAATTTATGTGAGTAATCTT